TTCGAGATCCTCTTCCATCGCTCACGCGAGTGCGGATTCGTCGGCTCCCTCATCCTCGAACTCGTCGGGCGTCGCGGGAGCCCCGCCCGCGAACGCATCGCCGTCGTTCAGGAATTGTACGCCCCGGAGCGTCGCGTTGATGCGCCGGCCGAACTCGTTGTCCTGCGCCCACACCTCGACCGAGGCGTTGACGTAGCACCCGGCGTAGGGCCGGCCGTCGGTCTCCGCGAGCGGCTGCTTGCCCCGGTCGATCACGAGCGGCTTCTGGTACGCACGCGCCGAGACGAAGTAGTTCCCGGCGTAGCCGTCCATGTCGGGCTTCGTGTCGCCGCTGTGGAGACAGGTCTTGTTCTGGGCCACGAGGCTCCCAAGGATCGCCTTCGCCTTGACGCCCCACTTCTCCGTCGCCACGGTGTCGATCGCCTCGTTCATCAGCTCGATCACCTCGTGCTCATCGCCGAAGATGAACGACGCCGAAAACGCCGGCTTCCCCTCACCGCCGAAAGACGAAGCCTTCCACAGATTCGGGAACGACAGGCGGACATTCTTCAGAAGCACTTTCATACGAGATCCTCTCCGTTGTAGGTGTCGAAATCAGACGCCGCGGCTGGCGTGTACTCCGGCCTCGGGTCATCCACGGGTGCCACCGAGGGCTTCCCCTCGGACTGGCTCACGAGTTCTTTCAGGGACTCCGCGATCGTCCGCCCGCTCACAGCCTTGTCGAGCTGCGCGGGGCTCTTCAGCGACCGGTTGTACATGTCGGCTGCCGTGAAGCCCTCCATGTTCAGGAGCCCGATGACCGCTTCCTCGTCGGTCCACTTGCGCGGACCCTTGCGGCCCTCCACGAGCTTGAACCCTTCCACCGGGTGACCATCGAGGAGTTCGCGCTCGACTTCCGCGCGGATCGCGAGGCACCACTTCTCGATGAGCGGCACGCGCGCCATCGAGCGCGCGAGGTGCATCAGCCGATCCTTCGGATCCAAGCTCTTCTCGTCCGGAGTGAGCGGCACCGCGGCCGGATCCTCGATGGCTTGGAACTCCCCGAACACCTCGTCGTGAACCATCTTCTGTAGGGCCGGGCAGGCGCTCTTCGCGCGGCACCAGCGGCACTGCACCTCGCCGGGGTTCAGGTTCGAGAGGGCAGCGACGTCACCTCGTAGCGTCAGCGCAATGGACGCTGCTTCGGTGACGCGCTGCCCAAAAGCGTAGAGATCATCGACCGTCGTCATCCACTCGGAGGGCTGCTCGCGGATCCGCGGCTGAGAGATGACGATGTTGACCTCCTTGAAGTCGCTCAGGAGCGAATAGACGAGCACGGCAGCGAGCGCGTAGATCATGAGCTGCTTGTTCTCGACCGCCGAGACCTCGACGCCCATGCCGGTCTTGAGATCGATGACATCGATCGAGCAGCGCCCATCGGGCCACGTCACGATCAGGATGCAGTCGGCCGTGCCCATCGCGCCGCGCTCGGTCGTGATCGCCGAGATGTCGAGACGCTTCTCGATGAGGATCTCGACGCGCCCGGCGCCGGCCTCCTTGTAGGCGTTGACCCGGGACTCCACGTATTCGATGTAGTGCCGGAGGAAATCGAACTCAGGCCCTGCGTCGGAGGGCTTCTTCCCCGTAGCGAGCCAGCGCGCGGCGACGTCGTGCGCCACGGTACCGAAAGCGGCATCGGGGCCTGCAGTGTCGGGACGCCCCTCTTCGAGCGCCGGGGCTCCCGGGCACGCCATCCACCGCTCGGCACCGGAGGGAGAACAGAAGGCGTGGACGTCGGCTTCGATGGCGCTCATATCTTCCCCCTGTGCTTCATGAGATCAGCCCACGCGGAATCGAGCGCGTGCCACGCGATTCTCTGATCCATCTCGTCGCCCCCGTCCATCATGACTTCGGCGACGAGCCACGTTGCGGCGCGAAGCCGCGAGAGGAGGAGATCGACCGAGGGCGGCCGCTCCTCCATCAGCTCACCCGGCGCGGGCGGCGATGAAAGCATCTCGTGCGTCACGGTACTGCTCCTTCTTGAGATCGGTTCCCACCTTCGCGCCGAACTTTGCGAGCACGCCGCGGGCGACGTTGTGACCCTTCTCCTTCGCCGTGGCGAGGATCAACTGCCGCACCTCCTCGTACTCGACTTCCTTTTGCTGCTCTGCAGCAGCGGCCTCGGCCGGCGGGATCGCGAGCACGGTGTCGGGGTCTGCGGCCTTCGGCTGTTCGGTCAGCTTCTGGATCGCCTCGGCGGGCATGGGCTGAGAATTCTTCGGCGGTCGACCGCGGCGCGGTGCGGTGGCGGCGGGCGGCGCTGCGGGCACCGGACCGGGTGTGAGCGGAGCGCCTTCGGTGCCCGTGTGCGGCGGCGCTTGAGTGACTGGTCCGGGGGTGAGATCCTCCGGCCTCCCGTTCTCGAACTGTTCCAACGAGACGAGCGCCGGCGGTTTCAGCATTCGATTCAGGGTTTCGTCCAAATGGTCAATGCTCCGCGCGAGCTTTGCAATTACGTCTTCCAGCGCCATTGAATTTCTCCGTGCTTGAGTTTGTGGGGGCGGTCAAATACATTGTTGGCCCACTTGCCTCATTGTGTCAACAGGGCCACGGAGAAAAATCGATGCTCACGAAAAGAGACCGCGCCGCGAAGTACGAAGCGATCGAGGAGCTGCGGCAGACACGAGTCGATAACCTTCGCGAACTTGCAAAGCAGTACGGCTCGTGGTCGGAACTCGCGCGCCAGTGCGCGCACTCGGTCACGTTCCTCATCGCCTGCGCGGGGCCGAATCCGCGGCGCAACATCGGGGAGGTTCTCGCGCGCGACATCGAACGGATGCTCCGGCTCAAGGCCGGTTATCTCGACGTCAAGCACTGAGGCGCCCCGTGCCGCGTCACGGCGCGAGCCCCGAAGAATGGGCTCATTGGTCACTCGTCCTTGGGCTCGGGGACGACCTCTTACCAGTAGTCTCTAACCCGGAGGCACAGATCAGTGCGAAAAGTAAACTCACGACGCTCGGCAAAATCCCCTCGCGCTACGACGCCGACCGGAAAGTCGTCGGGATTGCAGAATGGCCCACTTACCGCGCATCAGACCGCCAGATCGAAGCATGGTCGCGCGAAGGCGACTACGGGATTTGTCTCATCACTCGAACGGTGCGGGCGATCGACATCGACTGCGAAGACCTCGAAGCCGTCAACCGGATCCGAATTCTTGCATACGAGCATCTCGGTGCCTTACCGGTGCGCGTGCGGGCTGGAGCTCATCGTGTCGCCCTTCTGTTCCGATGCAGTACTCCACTGTCCAAAAGAATTGTCGTACAGCCCTCTGGTGCGGTTGAACTTCTCGGCGATGGTCAACAGATCCTTATCGCCGGGCGACACCCCAAGGGCGGACGTTACGGCTTCGAGCGTGGTCTCCCGGACGAAATCCCCGAGGTACAGCACGAGGCGCTCGAAGCCTTCTGGGCCGCGATCGGGGGGGCTGTCGTTGAGGGGCGTACCGCTCGAATACGACAAACCAGCGACGCGCGGAACGGTGTACCTCCTTCCTCCGTGGCTCGTGGAGAGGATTCTGTCAGGGATTGGCTCAAAGCGCGCGGATGGGTCCGCGACGAGCGCCGCGACGGCGGGCTCGACATTTACTGCCCGTGGCAGGACGAGCACACCGGGGACTCCGGGACGAGCGAGACGTCGTATTTCGCGCCCGGCACCGGAGGGTTCGAGCAAGGCCACTTCCGCTGCCTCCACGCGCACTGCGCCGGGCGGACGGATGAGCAGTTCCTCGAAGCGATCGGCTGGCAGGAAGCGGTAGCAGGGGACTTCGAGGCGCTGCCGACGCTGGCGCTCCCCTCGGCCGGGCCGATGACACCGGCCGTTGTCACGACGGCGGGGGGCGCCGCGGGACAGGGGAGCGGCGCGAATGGTAGCGCACCGCCGGCGTGGGGCGACAGGGATTCGCCCTACTACCTCCGCCGGGACCGCTCGGGGTACCGCATCAACACGGAGAACGTCGTCCGTGCACTCGCCACACCGGGGTTCTGGTATCGGCTCGGGTTCGATGAGTTCTACGGGAACGAGATGTTCTGCGGGTGGGAAGCGCCGGCGGGGGCCGAACCGTGGCAACCCGTGGCGGACGACGACTTCTACACCCGGGCGATCATCGCGCTCGAACACGCCGGCTTCAAAGCCGTGGGGGTGGACCTGATGCGCCGGGCGGTGCGCCGGGTGGCCCGGGAGAACTCCTTCGATAGCGCACGGACGTGGCTCTCTAGGCTCGAATGGGACGGGGTGGCGCGCGTGGAGGGGTTCCTCGACCGGTACTGCGGGGCGAGCTTTGGCTCGTACACGTGGGCGGTCTCGAAGTACCTCTGGACGGCGCTCGCCGGGCGGTTGCTCGTGCCCGGGATCCAGTGCGACATGGTGCCGATCCTCGTCGGCGGTCAGGGGGTGGGGAAGACCAGGGGGATCGAGGCGATGGCCCCCTTCCGGGCGGCCTACACGACGCTGGACCTCGCGCTGAAGCACGACGAGCGCGGCCGGCAGATCTTGGGCAAGGTGGTGGTGGAGATCGCCGAGCTGACCGGGCTCCACACGCGCGATAAGACCGAGATCAAGAAGTTCATCAGCGAGCGGGCCGACACGTGGACCCCGAAGTATCAAGAGCGGTCGCAGACCCACGACCGGCGGTGCGTCTTCATTGGCACGACCAACGATCAGGAGTTCCTTGACGACGAGACCGGCAACCGGCGGTGGTTGCCAATCCGGGTGGGCCAGATTGACGTCGAGGCGATCGCCCGGGACAAGGATCAGCTCTGGGCGGAAGGGGCGATGTTGTTTAGAAGAGACGGCATCGTGTGGCGTGAGGTGAGCGAGTTGGCGCCGGCCGAGCATGACCAGTTCTTGATTGAAGATGCGTGGGAGGAGTCTGTCCAACTATGGGCGCAGAATCAGTGGATCAGGTCAGCAAGGTCAGCTCAGGTTGGCCTCTTTTCGACCCGCGACGCGGCGATCGCCATCGGAATTGAGGAAAAGCAGATAAATCGGTCCACGGAAATGCGCGTCGCGAAAATACTGCGCAAGCTCGGATATTCAAAGGTTAGAACACGAACCGCGGTTGGCACGGAGTCGGCACAGAAATATCTCTGGTCACACCAGTGACTTAGCTAACCGTGCTATCTGTGCTAACCTTTTTACTAGAAAGGGATGGGGAACAAAGGAAGGGGCGGATAGAGTAGGGCATATATGGGGTTTAATACAGGGCGCAGTGGGTACAGTACAGTACAGAGAAGGTTGGGCATGTTTCAGATAGCACGGTTAGCACAGCCCCCGGAAAGTGATCTTACCGCGCGATCCGGAAAGTGAACTTACCGCGGCGATCTGGAAAATGATCTTACAGCCGACTTCGAGGCGAGGCGGCGAAAAAACCACACCAGATCACCACCCCGGGCCGGGGCGTTGTGCGCCGCAGCATTGTGCGGCGCAACATATTGCACCGCAACATGGTGCAGCGCGGCAAGGCCGGCCGCCCCGGGGCGAGGCGGCCGGCAAGCCGTGGCGGGCGGGGCCTCAGGCGCGCACCTCCTGCCCGTAGATCTGCGGCGCGTCAGCTCGAAGCGCGGCGATCACGCGCGACAAGCGATCCTCCTCCACCTCGACGCGGGTCCGGGCGAGCCCGGCGGCCCTCGGAAGGCGCCGTAGAGCGTCCCTGAGAGCCTGTCGGCGCTCGGCGAGGAGTCCGGTCAGGTAATCCCGGTCGGCGGCCGGGAGGGCGCCGTAGGCGCTCACAGGCGCACCTCGGGCACGTAGGCCGTGAGCCAATGGTCGCCGATCACGTAGCCGATCCGGGCGGCCGAGCCGTCGGGAAGGTCGCGGTACATGAGCGACACGCGCGAGCTGCCGTTCCCAATCTGGGCGCGCAGCTCGCGGACGGTCCGGGCGTGGAATCGGTTACCGTACTGGTCGAGGAACAGTCGGACGGGGCGCATGAGTGTCTCCGGGCAAGCGATGCCGAGACGGCATCGCCATGCCCGGGCCGTGGGCGCCCGGGCATGACGCCGCCGTCTCAGGCCGCGAGTTGGAGGATCCGGCCCGCCTCACGCTCGATCGTGACGCGCTCGTCCTGATACTGAAGCGAGCGCGCGTACGCCGTGGCGGCCACAACCGCGTCCCAGATCGACGCGGACGTGACTCCCTCAGAGTCGGTCGGGAGCGAGACTCCCTCATCCGACTTGTAGGCCGCCTTGATGCCGGAGACTTGGCTCCGCGTGAACTTCCGCGACGTCAGGAATTTCTCAAGGTTGTCGATCCGCTCGTTCTGCGCGGCGACGATCAGCGACTCCGAAAGCGTCGCCGTGCTGCGTGCCATCTCGCGCATGGCCGGCACCACCTCACGGAAGAAGCGGTGCGGCGCGCTCGACGTGTGTTTGAACGATAGCTCTTCCACGTCTCGCATTCCCCAGATGATCCGGTTGCAGCACATGTAGTCGAAAGCGAAGTACGCCATCCAATACCGGCCCGCGCCGACATCCGAGTTTCCGAGTGCGATGCCGGTGGACAGTGCGCCCGTCTTCCCGTCGCGACGGTTCGGGACTTCCGTGATGCGCGACTCGTCCGCGAGACAGATCACCATGTCGCGATCGCTGGCGTACAGGGTGGTGTTCGCCTCGGTGATCGGTACACGCTTGCCGAACTCGCCGGGGATTTTGAAGCGTCCCGTTAGGCCGTCGCCGAACGCTTCTACGGCGGCCTGCGCGATGTTCGAGTTCCAAATCCGCCCATAGTTAGGACCGTTCGCCGCGTGGATCTCAGCCGGCCCGCCGTTCTTGTACAGAAGGACTTTCACGTCCTGTACGTCGCGGTTCACTTGCAGGCCGTAGTTCAGGCAGTCGGCGGCGAGCGCGTCGGGCAGATCCCGGAGGTAGCCGGCCGGCGCTCCTGCGAGCCCGGCGAGCTGGCCGAATGCCCAATGCGAGGGGCGCGCACCCTGCCCGCTCGGACCCTTCACAACGAGTTGGCCGTCTTCCACGTCCGCGGTGAGGGACTTCGAGGAAATGACGCGCTCGACACTGTGGTCCCGCGTGAACTGAGTGGCGGCCTGCAGTGCGGTCAGCGACGTGAACCGCTGGTCGGCGGGACGGGTGGCCCATTCGCGAGAAATTGCCATGTTGCTGAAGTTCGACATGATGTTAGCTCCTATCAAGTGCCGCGGATCCGCCCGCGGCGCGCGTGATGTCGGTAGATGACATCGCCATGCCCGGGAGTTGTTAGCCTCCCGGGCATGACGCTGGCGACTACCAGTCAATCGACGTGGCCGCGGGCGCGGCCTGCTTCACCTCCTGTACGGGTTCCTCGGACTCGACATCCGGCCCGTAGCTGGCGTCGGGCGGTACGTCCGTGCGCACGGCCCCGAGCGCGCGGCGGAGCGTGTACATGCGCTGCAAGCGCACGCCATCGGCAGTCAGCGGCGAGACGGCACGCGAGCCGAGCTGTTCCCACGCGCGCGCCGCGGCCTTCCATACGGCCTTGTCGCGCGGATCGGATTCCGCCTCTGCCATCGCGAGCGCGCGCGAGGCACGGGCGGCGTAGTCGGTGCGGTTCATGGGCGCGGTTCCTTCTGCAGCATGATTCTGATCGCGTGAGCCAAGTCTTCAGCCTCGGCGCGCGTCAACCGAACCGACCAGCAATTCCCCTGTCGGTCGGGGTCGGTGAGCATGTCGACGCCTCGCCCGTCGGTGCCCGAGCTGCCGACTGCGGCCTCGGCGATCAGCTCGTAGGTGTCGGCATCGAAGTTGTGGCGGTAGAGCTTCATGACTGCGCCCCCTGAGCGATGGCGGCGTGCAGCTCGCGGTTCGCGTCGCGCTCGGAGAGGCGGCGCAGCCGGTCGCGCTCTTGCTTCCGGAACGCGGCCGCGTAGCCGTCGTGCGAGTTGTACGGATCCACGCCACGGCGCGCGGCGGCGCGCATGGCGAGGCGAATGTGGTGTGCGGTGCTCATGTCAGTGACTCCGGTAGTGGTTGAGAGAACATCAAGACTCTGGACCATCCGATCCTAGAGCACCCGATACAGGCCGGTAAGGCTGTCAATCCCCTCGCAGCCGATTTATTTGCGTCCTCGTTCGCCTAGTGGTCGCACGTCGTATAACGCACGGAGAGGGCCTATAGGGCGCGAGCGCTCCAAAGCGCTAGGGTAGGGTCGGGTCGATACCGATCGCCGAAATAGGGCCAGTTATCCACAGGTTTTCCCCGCAATTCACAGCTTTTCCCCAAAGTGCCGTTTTTTGTCACTTTGTGACGCCGAGCGTCACGTGACGTAGCGCGTCACTTTCTGTCGGCCTCCCGATTTGCTTCGGGACGCCGGAAAGAATCGTGCCAAAGCGAGAGGCCCTAGAGCGGCCTCCCGAACGCTTGCGGGACGCCGGAAAGAATCGTGCCAAAGCGAGAGGCCCTAGAGCGGCCTCCCGAACGCTTGCGGGACGCCGGAAAGAATCGTGCCGGCCTGTCGGCGTGAAACGCACCGGGCGCGTAGCGTTTGCCGCCGGGCCGCCGCCGGCTCTCAGATCCGAGCCATGCTGCGCTGCACACGACAGGCTCCTGTCAGGTTGCAGCGCCGCAAATTGCCCCTAGATGGGTCAGTGGTGGGGAAATTGGTTACAGATCAATGGCTTAGATGCCTAGTTCGCATAATCGTTATTATGTAAAGTCGATGCGGCAGCGCAGCATTGTGCGGTGCAGCGCGGAATCGAAGGAATTCCTTGGGTCCAGCGCCTCCGTTGAGGGTGACCCCAACGAGCCCCGCCTAAAAATTTTTCCTAAAATCCTGCAACGGTAATTGCAATAATTCTTGCAATTCTGTTGTAATTTCGCCTGTACCGTCTGGTAAATTCCCGGACCGTGCCCAGACCGCCCGTCAACATCAGAAAGGTTTCAGCTCCGTTTCCGAAATGGAACTCGACCTCGATCGTGCAGGAAGCGATTTATAACGCCCTCGCCCAGATGGAAGTCGGGGAAGCGATCGACGTGGATCGCTCGAAGGGGTCGATGACGTTCTACGTGTTCAGGTTCCGCAAGGTCTACGGCATGGAGCTGCGATTTATCCTTCGAGAACTTCGGCCCGGCATCACGCGAATATGGAGAGCGCCCGATTGGACACCAACCTCTACCTCGGCAACGTCATCGACAGCTTCACCAACGGGGTCCAGCTCGACCTCAGAGTGAGGCTCGCGGTGGATTTCATTCGGAACGGCAAGTTCACCGACGCCGATGAGGCACTCGACTGCGCGAGCCGGCTCCTTGAGCTGGCGCAGCAGCGCGGGCTCTTGAAGCCGATGCCCGACACGGGCGAGCTGCCGGTGCCCTTCAAGCGCCACGTCGAGCGCGCCGTGCGGGCACAGGTGCTGCAGCAGACTCTGGGTCAGGAGATCCTGCAGGAGAACGCGCCGGCCGTGATGCCCGCGCGTGGCAACGGGCCGCTCCCGCCGCGCCTTGGCTGAGTGTTCCACGTGGAACGTCGGCCGGTATCGAGCAGCAACATCGCCTCGATCGGGTGGGAGCCCGACGAGGAGGGTGCTGGCACGATGGAGGTGGATTTCCACTCCGGGCACATCTACCGGTACCGGAATGTGCCGGAGACCGTGTTTCAGGCGGCGCTCGGGGCGAGTTCTGTGGGGAAGTTCATCGCCCGGAGCGTCATCGGGGTGTTCGATGAGGAGAGGCTGAAGTGAGCGATCCGATCAATCTGGCCGTCGCCCGCGCCGTGAAGGCGACCGAGAAGGAAGCGAAGCGGAACGAGGAGCAGCCGACGCGGTGGTGCCCTTTCTGCGGTTCGATGAACCTTCAGGCGGCGCGCTACGTGAGTGACGAGGGCGAGCTTGGGACGTTCACGATCGAGTGCGGGAACTGCGGCGCCGCCGGTCCGCCGGCACTTCACCTTGAGGAAGCGGTGCGGGCGTGGAACAAAGGCCCCTGATGTACGTCGAGTTTGCGACGATCGAGACGCCGAGCGCGAAGAAGGCATGGTTCGTGTCTCTCGTTGCCGGGAGTTTTCGTCACACGGAAGCGACGGGGTTTCAGTGGCAGGACGATCAGGAGGAGAAGGTCAGGAAGCACGCCCGGGCTCTGTCAGAGTTCCTCGGGCTCGACGTGAAGGAAGTCACGCATCGGTACATCACCGAGGATCTTGAGCGCGATCGCGCCGCAGCGCGGCAGTGGAACGAGGCTGTCGAGGAGTGGGTCATGAAGCAGCCCGAGGCGCTCCGCGCGGATCTGCGGGCGAAGGCAGCGTGGCGGTGACCGATCCTGTCTTCGATCCGGTGAAGTTCGAGACCTTCTGCGGGAAGCTCCGCATCGACTCGAAGGAACTCGGGCGCGTACCTCTTCGCTTTCTCGGCACTCAGCGGTATCTCGTCAACGAGATCGCCGATGGGCTGAACAACGACGTCCACACGTTCTATGTGCTCAAAGGTCGCCAGCTCGGCATCAGCTCGGTGATGCTCGGATTCGATCTCTACTGGACCGCCAAGAACCCGGGGTTGCAGGGTGCCATTGTCACGGACACGGATGAGAATCGTGAGGTGTTCCGCTCCTACATCGAGCAGTACCGACTCTCCCTGCCGACGACGGCTCGCGCGCCTATTGAGCGCCACAATCGTACTCAACTCGTGCTCAAGAACGGGTCGCGCCTCGTGTACATGGTGGCCGGGACCAAGAAAAAGGGTGACCTCGGACGAGCCAAGTCGGTGAACTTCATGCACGCCACGGAGTGCAGCTCGTGGGGCGACGAGGAGGGCTTCGGCTCTCTCATCAACACGCTCGCGCAGAAGAACCCGAAGCGCGTCTACGTGTTCGAGAGCACGGCGCGCGGCTACAACATGTTCTATCAGGCGTGGCAGGTAGCGAAGAAGAGCGCGACGCAGAAGGCGATCTTCGTCGGCTGGTGGCGGAACGAGCTGTATACGTGGGCGCGCGGGAGCAAGGAATACGAGGCGTGGTGGGACGGCTCGCCAACCTCCGAAGAGCGGGTGTGGCTGAAGGATGTCTGGGACCAGTACCGGGTCGAGGTGAACGACGAGCAGCTCGCGTGGTGGCGCTGGTACACCGCGGAGCAGATGAAGGGCGACGAGCAGTTGGCCCTGCAGGAGATGCCCCCCACCGAGGATTATGCGTTTCAGCTCTCGGGCTCGAAGTTCTTCAGCTCCGAGCGCGTCAATCAGGCGCACCAGAGAGCGATCAAGCAGGAGGCCGTCCACTTCCGCTACGAGTTCGGGCTCAATTTCGAGGACACTCAGTTCATCGAGACGAACGCCGATAACGCGGAGGTGACGATCTGGGAGACCCCCGTTCACGCGAAGACGCCGGGCGGGCGCAGCGGCACCTACGTGCTCGGGTGCGATCCGGCCTACGGGTCGAGCGAATGGGCCGACGAGTTCGCCGGGTGTATGCTGCGCTGCTACGCCGACAAGGTGGTGCAGGTTGCCGAAGTCGGCTCGACCGCATTCACCGAGGCGCAGTTCGCGTGGGTGATCGCGCACCTCACCGGCTGGTACGGCGACTGCATGTTGAACCTTGAAATGCAGGGGCCGGGCGCGACGGTGTTCAACGAACTCGTGAACCTGAAGAGGCAGAGTGCGACCATTCCTCCCAGAGATCCTCGCGCGGGCGCGTATGACGTCGTGGGTCGAATACGTGACTACCTGTGGAAGAAGCAGGACTCGATCCACGGAAACTTCGCCTATCAGTGGCAGACGAACTCCAAGGAGAAGATCCGGATGATGTCCACGCTCCGCTCGTACTTCGAGCGCGAGATGATCGAGATCAACTCCCCCGACTGCCTGCAGCAGTTCCGGAACATCCATCGGCAGGGTGACCAGATCGGCGGCGAGGGCCGGGCGAAGGATGACCGGGTGATCGCGCTCGCGATCGCGACTGTCGCGTGGAACGACTGGATCATGTTGGAGATGCAGGCCAATCAGCGCACGTGGCAGCGCGAGAACCGCCCCGAGGAGGATGCGCGCGTGTTCACGCCCGCAGAGCGGTCGGTGGTAAATTACCTCACGCGGCAGGGAATCAAGTTCCGTGGTCTGACGTAGGAGAAATCCGGATGCCTGATGACAGGAAGAAAACCTCTTCTTCTGGCAGGGAGAGGATCACGCGGAAAAGCCCCTCGGGTTATTACTATTGGGGGCAGGACCAGACGATCCCGAGGGAGGATTTCAAGGACTCCGAAGTGAAGCGCGGGAACATCAAGTTCTACAAGACGCTTTCTGCTTCTGAGGCAGCTAAGAAAAAGCTGCCGCCCAAGCCCGGCGGGTGACGTGGGCTCACCTGAAGGGTTCCACTTTCCGATCCTGCCCTTCACCGAGCTGACCCGGAGACTGAAGGAGGTGTCCGAGGAGAGCCGGTACATCCGCACGCGGCTGCCGCCCGAGCACCGGTTCAATGCCATTTTGCGCCCGACCGACATCGCGGCTTATATTGCGGTGAAGGATCGCCACCTTCGGACCAAGTTCATGCCCGGGGCGCGGTTCACGGAGCAGGAGCAGCGGGATCTGTCCCGCTTCTTTCACTTCTGGGACACCGGACGGGTGGTCAAGGCGCGGTTTGGCGATAAGTGGCGGCTCACGCACAGGAGTGCTCACGATGCGGCACTGGCGAAAATGGCTCCCCCGGAAGGGGTACAAGCCGCGCCGCGGCCGGCCATCGAGATGAGGATCGATCCGGCGACACTCGGGCTCACGGTGAAAGGTCGATGACATGGCAGTGCTCAAGGAATGGGAGTGCATCGAGCACGGGACTTTCGAGGGCACTCACCCGATCTGCCCGGCGATGGGTTGCCGATCGGAGTCGGTCGAGCGGGTGTTCCTGACCGCTCCGGTCATCAAGCATGATAAGACCAAGCGGTTCGACCTCGGGATCAGGAAGACCGCCGACTCCCTGCAGACGACGAACCTGAAGAGCGCACGCCCCGGCGAGGTGTCCTTCGGTGGGCGCGCGGAGCCGAAGAGCGGGATGCAGCTCCTCTGGGGAGATGAGACGAAGCAGGCCCTCGGCAAGAGCTTCGCCGAGATGACGCAGGCCGCGCACAAGCCGCTCACGATCACGCGCCCCGACGGCAAGGTCATCACCGACACCCGGAACAACGGGATGCGGGCGATCGCCAACGAGACGAAGATCACGCAGCGCGTTCTCCCGCGCGCGGTTGAAGTCGCGGTGGCCGACAAGAGCGATACCGCGAAAGCGAAGGCGATGACCGCGTGAAGATCCCGAAGGATCTGATTGCGAAGGAGCGCCTCTACAGCGACCTCGTGAAGCAATGCACGGCGTCGCGGAAAGACCGCTTCAACTTCTATCAGGTCTGCCGTAACTACTACCTGTTCGGCTCTCAGGACGGCAAGGGCGCGCCGTACAACAAGATCGGCTCGACGGTCGATACGCTCTGCTCGTTCATCTACTCCCCGGACACGCTGCGCTTCTCGCTCCACCTCGGGACTGAATCCTCGATCGATGACATCCACAAGAGCGTGCCGCTCTCGAAGGAAGTCACCGAGCAGTGGCGCGTCTCCCGCACGCACCTCCTCTACGGGACGGGCGTGAAGTGGGCGTCCGTCTACGGTGCGATGATGATGAAGTCGATGTGGATGGGGAACCGCGTGCGCTCCTACCTCGTGGAGCCGCACCAGTTCGGGGTGCTCCGGGAGGACATCCCGGAGCTGGCCGATCAGGAGGCGTTCACCCATCACTACACGATCACGAAAACCGAGCTTGAGGGGCGTCTCGAAGGCAACCGCAGGAAGGGCGACATCATGGAGCGCGCGGGCGGCGGCGGCCCCGACAAGCTCCCGGAACTCGACTCCGGTCTTCAGCGGCTCCTCGTCGGCTCTCCGGTGGGAGGTGTGTCGGGCTCGATTGCGCTCGCCGGAGGCAGCTCCACGGTAGAGGGTGGGATCGGCGGCCGGGGGACGAGCTACGACTACATCCCGGTGGTCGAGGCAGAGCTGATCGACATGTGCGACCTCTACGTGTGGAACGACGAGACGGATGACTATCAGGTCATCACGCGCGCCGCGCCCGACGTCTACATCTACGACCGGTCGAGCGAGTTCATGGGGCACGTGAAGGGCCGCGCGCCCTTCAGCAAGATCCAGATCGACTTCGCGAGCTATGACTACTTCTGGAATACCTCGTTCGTGGCGAAGCTCGCGTGGCTGCAGGACTGGCGCACGACGCGCGTGATGCAGATCCGCACGCTCATGGACAAGCAAGTCGACCCGCCGTTCTCGATCACGGGAGGCGTCGGCATCACGGAAGAGAAACTCTCTGCGCTGCGCGCAGCGGGCGGCATGGTGCCCTTCCCAACCCCGAACGCGAAGGTCCAGAGCCATGCGCCGGAGATGCCTGCGGATCTCTTCGCTGACGTCTCCCAGATCGACACGATGTTCGATGACGTGGCCGGAATCGGCCACGTACTGCAGGGTAAGGGCGAGGCGGGAGTGCGTTCGCGCGGGCAGGCGGACCTGATGGCTCGCCTCGGCAGCGCGCGGCCGAAGGATCGCGCGATCGCCGTCGAGGAGTCGGCCGAAGAGGTGGCGGGACTCATCCTGCGGCTCGTGCAGGATCACTCCGACCAGCGGTTCGAGTTCACCGCTCCCGGGCCGGAGGGCAAGGCCGAAGTCACGCAGTTCATCGCCGAGCAGTTCACGCGCGACTACGAGGTGAAGGTCGACGCGCACAGCTCCTCGCCGATCTTTGTGGAGGATCGGAAGCACGATGCGATCACGCTCTTGGAAGCCAAGGCGATCGATCGCGCGACGCTCCTTGACATGTTCGATCCCCCGAACTTGCAGGATCTGCAGGAGCGGCTTAAAGTGATCGAGAAGCAGGAAGCTGCAGCGCGCAAGGAGGAACTTGCGATGATGCAGCAGCAGGGCGCTCACCGCGGAGGCAAGAAATGAGCGATGGCAGGAAGATCGCGCGCTCCGACGACGGGAGTCGCGGATCTGACATCGACACGCCGGGCAATGCGTTCAAGCGGAATTTCAATCGCAACCCGTCGGGTCGCATGAAGCTCCGCATGGCACGTGGTCACGGTTCGCGGTCGAAGTCAGCGCGCAGCGGCTGAAGAGTTTCACGGGGGTATGGCTGCTCCCCCAACCAAAAGTGGCCGAAGTCGGAACCCAGAGAGGAGCGAACATGGCTCGTCATCGTCGCAAGCACAAGCGGAAGTAAGGCTCCGGTCTCCCCACCGGATCCGGGGCGCTTGACCCGCCCCTCTCTTCCTTCACTCAGGATCTGCACTCATGGCTCTACCAGCACGAACGCGCGGCGGCGGCGGCAAGTACGCCCGTCGCAAGTCGAAGCGGATGCGGAACGCCTCCAAGCGGGTCTGACCGGTGAGCGTTCCTCCCGAACTCATTCAGAAGATGATGGGCGGCGGCGCTGCGCCCGGGGCGGCTGGTGGTGCGACGCCTCCGGGCGCGGCGCCGGGTGGTCCGGGGAGCGCCTCGGCGATGCCGGTGCAGGCGCCAGCCGCGGCCCCGATGTCAAAGCCCCAGAACAAGGCCGGCCTTCAGGCTGCCGCCCGGGTCAACATCCACATCGCCCAGACCATGCTCGAAGAGGCGCTCGGCTCGTTCGGGAGCGAGACGCCCGAGGGCATGGCTGTCATGGATTGCCTGAAGAAACTTGCCAAGCTCGGCTCAAAGAAGGATTCTTCGGACCTAGTACCGGCGGAAATGCTGCAGATGTTCAGGCAAATGCCGCAGATGGGCGGTGGGACCGACATCCAGAAGCTCATCCAGCAACAGATGCAGAAGCCGCCGGGTGCTGCGGGTGCCGCGCCCGCGCCGCCGACGATGCAGTAGTTAGGAGAGGATCATGCCGTCACGCTATCTCGAACCCGCAACGACCGGCCTCCGCAAGCCCACCGATCCCCAGAAGGAGAACGGTCAGATCATCAACCAGCCGCGCTACGCCGAGCACGGCGGGCTCGATCGCGAGAGCCGCATCTCGCAGAAGAATCCGTTCACCATCTCGAAGCCGAACGGGGGTCGGTAACCATGCGCGGCAAGACCGGACAGTGGCGCCCGCCGTTCCGCGGCAAGCGCAAGGGTCGCTGAAGTGGCCTCCCTCGAAGACATGACCGTCGATCAGCTCCTCGCGGAAGCCAAGCGCCTGCAGAGGATCGAGGCGACGGTCAATCAGGTGATGGCACACCCCGAGGGTCGCGAGACGATCCTGCGGACGGTGAAGAAGCTCAACCCGAGCGCGAACATCCCCGAGATCGATCAGGCCGATCGGGTCGAGAAGGCGATCGCGACCGAGCGCGAAGAGCGCGAGAAGCTCGAACGCAAGCTCATGGAGCGCGACGCGCGCGATGCGGTGGCGCAGCGCCGCGCCGACATCAAGACGAAGTACCGGCTCTCGGACACCGACGTCGAGGAAGTCGAGAAGCTGATGCTCGATCCGGCCAATCAGGTCGGGAGCCACGACGCCGCGGCGCGCCTCTACCTCTACTCGAAGCAGTCGGCGACGCCGACGCCCGCGAGCTCCGCACCCCCGACCTTCTCGATGCCCGAGACCGATGTCTGGGGCAAGGGCGTCGGGAACAAGAACATGCTCGACAAGATCGCGATGAACGAGGCGTTCGCCGCGTGGAACGAAGTCATGGGTGGAAAGGTGCAGGGGCTCGGCCCCGCCAGAACGAACTGAACTCACACTCCCGAGCCTGATTGACCGGCAGGCGCGGGGGTACATCGACAGGAGATTCGAGACATGCCGGTCCTTGGCACAGGTGTATTCCCCACAGGTGGCGTCAACTCACTCGGCGCGGAGTTGCAGTACGTCGTTCGCCGCGGCTTCGTCAAGAAGCTCGTCGTCCAGATCTACAACACCTCCCCGCTGACTGCGGCGCTGATCGCGAACAGCCAACCGGCCTCCGGTGGTGTCTCGTCGGTGACGATCCCGGCGCAGGGCCAGCAGTTCGTCAACATGCAGTGGGTCGGGTACGACGGCTCGTTCAATCAGCCGGCCGTGCAGCCTGCGGTGACGAACCTCGAATTCAACCTCAAGGGTGCGGTGATTCCGATTCCGTACCTCGGTTTCGAGGGTCTGATTCAGGACGCGCACGAGATCATTCCGCTCTTGGCCGCGCGCATGAACGACGCCGGCAATGTCTACTGCGACGGACTGGCGACCGCGCTCCTGAACAACGTCTCGAACACCGCACAGGTGATTGGCCTCCCGGCCGCGGTGGACGACGGCACGAACTCCTCCCTCTACGGCAACCAGTCGCGCACGACGAACCCGTGGCTGAAGGCGAAACGCTACACGGCGAGCGCCGCGCCGACCCGCGCGCTGATCGCGCAGTACATCACCGGCACGTTCAAGTACGGCGGCGAGCTGCCGACCTTCGGGATCATGGGGCCTGCCACGTGGCAGACCCTGCAGAACGACTTCCTGCCGAACGAGTCGTATGTCGTCACCCCGGAGAAGGGGTTCGATGACGAACCGTGGGGTGCCCGCTCGGCGTTCCGCGCGATGATGGTCTCGGGCGTCCCGATCTACATGGACCCCTACGTACCGGAAGGGACGCTGTACCTCCTCAACACGGGGTATCTCGCCTTCTACATCCACGAGCGCGCCGCGTTCGCCTTCTCGGGGTTCGAGAGCACGCTCTCGAATTTCCAGATCGGTTACATCGGCGCGGTCATCAGCCTGCTCGAACTCGTACTCGCGAAGCCGAAGGTCTGCACGGTTGTGACAGGCTTCACCGGCATCGTTTCGATCTGAGGTGCTCTCATGCCTGTGAACAAAATTGGCGGTGCCGCGAATCTTCCCCCGATGCTCCCGATCGCGCTCGCCCCCGGCGAGACGTGGCTCCTCCCTCCGGGGCAGGGCATCGTCGGCGGCTTCGGTTCGGTGGTCAATCCGCAGTACGGCACGAACAACCCGCTCTCGGGCCAGTACGTCGTCCAGCTCGGGCCCTACTCGACCGTTCAGGTGTACGACTCCGGACTCGACTACTGGCGCAACCCGAACGTGCAGCCGGGACAGGAGTATTTCATCTCCTCGGACGGCACGAATTTCCGCCTCGCGAACACCACGGGATGCCCGATCGGGGCGATCATCACGGCCGGTGGCTCGGGCGGAACCAACGGGTTCTACGGCTACAACAACCAGCGGTCGCAGATCACGATCGTCAACGGGATCACTTCCGTCGGCAATTCGGTGTTCACGGTCACCCCGAGCGCGGGCGGCTCGCTGTGGAATGCGATCGTCGGCGGCGCGGTCAATGCCACGATTTCACTCTCGGGCACGGTCTACAACGGCAACTACGGTGTCAACGGCACTTTCGGCGCCTCCACCGGTGGCGTGACCGCGAGCGCGGGTTCGGGTTATGTCGCGGCCCCTCTGATCGTGTTCAGCCCGCCGGCCAATCAGGGCGCGCAGCCCTACGTGCTCCCGCAGGCGGTCTGCACGATCTCGGGCGGGGCGATCAACTCGATCACGGTGACGCAGCAGGGCGCGGGGCTCTTGGGGCTCCCCGGCATCACGGTGGTCCCGCAGCAGGGCGACACCACGGGCGGCGGCGCGGTCATCGGCTGGCTGACCGGCAACGCGGGACAGGTCGGTTCCGGAACGGTCACGCTGATGTGGCCGGCATTCTACGGCACTGCGCAGACCTCGGCCCCGACGTTCTCGTACGCCGGTACCGCGAACCCGGCGCCGACCGCGACGGCGATCATGAATTTCTCGATCACGTCGATCACGAACACCACCCCGGGCGTGAACTACGGCAACAACCTCGCCGCGGTGTTCGCGGGCGGCATCGTGGCCGGCACCCCGGCGCTGAACTCCCCGGGCAACCCCCTCTACGACAAGGGGCTGTCGATCCCGGTGTTCCCGCCCGTGAACGTCGCGAACACCACGGGAGCGACGACGCTCGCGGGTCCCTTCGGTGGCGTGAACATTCAGGCCGCGCCGACGATCACGATCGTGCTCAACAACACGAGCGTGCAGTCCACGGTATCGGTCCAGACGCCGGTGCTCGGAGGGCAGAACGACGTCTGCAACCTGATCTCGATCTGAGATGCCGACAGGCACCAGAGTCGATCGGTGCTACCAGAAGCTGAAGGGCAGCCGGGGGAAATCTTCGGCTGCCGCGATTTGTCAGAGCAGTACCGGCCAGAGTCTTCGGACCGGCCGGCGGCGACAACGACGCGACACCCGGAGTTGACCTATGGGACCGCAGAAGATCTTCGTCACGAACACCAACGATTTCGTCCACACGGACCGCTACGATGGGGAGGATTTCGTCTTCCCCCCGCATGAGCAGGTTCTCGTGCCGGTCGAGGCAGCCGAGCACATGTTCGGCTTCAACAACCCCGACAAGAGCGCCATCCTGCAGCGCCTCGGGTGGGCGATGACCTACGACCCGGCGACGAAGGCGTACACCGAGAACCCGGACGGCGTGAGGCGCCTCGCGGGGTTCGTCCGCGAGGAGGCCGTCATGGTCTCGCGCTCCTCGCTCCTGCCGCTCGATGAGCCGGCGATCGCGTGATGTGGTTCCGTGACCACGCTCGGCCCTAACACGACCTCGGGCACCTACGAGTTTCAGGTACTGGATCTCCTTCATGATCCGAACTTCAACCGGTGGACTCAGGCGCAGATCGACGGTTACATCAATGAGGCCCGACGGCAGTTGGTCATGGACACCGGGTGCCTGCGGACCCTGCAGGCGAGTTACCTCACGGCCGGTATCGAGCAATACACTTTCGGACAGGTCACAGGGGCTGTCATCACTGCAGCCGGATCTAACTACTCTGGACCGTCTGTTTCGTTTTCAGGAGGAGGGGGCACAGGTGTAGCCGCTACCCTGTCCCAGAGTGGCGGTGCGGTCAACACAATCACTTTCACGAACTACGGTAGCGGCTACACTTCTGTCCCCTCCTACAACCTGACCGATTCGGGCGCGGGCGCCGGAGCCACGCTCGCGATCGGGATCCTCTCGGTAAACACCTACGACATCCTCGGGATAAATCTGATATGGGGCACGGAGCGGTATTCGCTCCTGTGGCGCCCGTTCCGTGAGTTCTCCGCTTGGTACCGCCCCTTCACCGCTCCTGCGTACCAACGCCAGCCGGTCGCGTGGGCGGTCTACGGGGACAACCAGATCTTCATCGGCCCCACCCCCGACCAGAGCTACGCGGTGGAATTCGACTCGGTGATCCTGCCGACGCCGTTTGCGACCGGGGACGTGTCCACGATCGACGCCATCCCGACGCTCAATCAGGATCCGATCAAGTTCTACGCGGCGTACCTCGCCAAGAACAACGCCCAGAGCTACGGGGAAGCCGGCGGGTTCCTTGAGCAGTATCAGCGGCGTCTGCGGGAGGTGGTCTCGGTCTACACCGGGCGGCTCCCCGACGTCTATCAGAGCTGATCCATGCCGCAGCAGCGCCCGCGATCCCAGAACGTCGGGGGCCAGAATCCCGAATTCACCCTGACGAACTTCGAGGGGATGAGCAACCTCGCGGCTCGCGAGGGGATCGGCGACAACGAGCTGTGGTGGTGCGAGAACGCAATCCCGCTCGCGGATAACAATCTTGCCGTCCTTCAGACGATGAGCCAATCGGCGCTCACCACCGTCGCAGGCGAGAGCGGAGGGCCGACCTACACCCAGAACTTCAACGTCGCCGGTACCGACTACATCTTCGCGGTGTGGAAGAACAGCGGCAACGGGTGGATCGTTAACCTTTCCTCGTTCGCGAAGACCCAGATCGGCACGGGGATTTGGACTTCGGGATCAACGTATGCGGCTCAGTACAACAATCAGGGCCTCCTGATTATCGACCCGACCGGGTATTGGGACTGGAACGTCACCACGGCGAGCACGCTCACGGCGCAGAACAATGCCGTGGCGAAGGTGACTCCTTCCGGGACTCCGACAGCCTTCGCGTCTAACTCTCAGATGCGATCGTATACGAACACATCGACGGGATCGGGAGCCACGTGGGCGACGTTCTACGCGGTCACTTCCGTGACGATCAGCGGGGGCGGGGCGGGCTTTGCCGTCGGAGACATCATCTACCTAACGGATGGGAACCCGGTCAACACGGCGACCATTGTCGTCACGGCGGTGGCCGCCGGGGCTATCACCGGAATTTCCCTGACAGCGGGGGGAAGCTATCCCGGGCCGACGACGACCGGCGGAACGGTGTTCGTTGGCCCCACCGGCTCGGTATTCACGACCACGGGAGCAGGCGCTGGCGCGACGTTCTCGGTCCTGATTACCGTTCTTTCGGTCAATATCCTGACGCGCGGGACCAACTACGCAAACGGGGATCTCATCATCGATCAGCGCCTCGTGATCGCCGTGTGGCACACGACGGACGATTTCAGCATCATCCCTTCCGGGGTGATCGGTGGGCAGTCGATCGCAACCTATGCCGGGCGCGTGTGGATCGCCTCCGGGCGCATCGTGAACTTCACCGATGTCAATAGCTACAACAGCTTCGGCGGCGCGGGCGGTGCGTTCACGATCAACGATGCGTATCTGCACAACAACATCACGGCACTGTTCTCGGCGAACAACTACCTCTACATCTTCGGGGATAGCAACATCGACGTGCTCTCGAACGTCACGGTGTCTGCGTCTACGGGGCTTACGAGCTTCTCGCGCCTGAACGTGACGACGAGCGTGGGAACGAGTGTGCCGACCTCGATCGTGGGGTACTACCGGGCCGTGGCCTTTTTCCATGCGTCCGGGTTCTTCATCCTCTCGGGCTCCACCCCGGAGCGGATCTCGGAGAAGATCGGCGGGCTCGTCAAGCAGATCGTCGTGGGCGGGGTGAACGGGCTCGCCAACGCGACGGCGATCGGCTGTCAGATCATGGTCTACAACGAGCTTTGTCTCGCGTTCCTGATCTCGTTCAACGACATCTTCACGCTGTCCGGGAACCAGCGCCCGATCATCGCCTTCTTCTTCCGCGGGAAGTGGTTCGTTGCCTCGATGGCGGTTGGAAACTCGACCTACAACCCGGTGTCCCTGAACTCGGTGGTGGTGGCCGGGGTGCCCACGGGGTACTTCTTCTCGGGCGCGAGTCTCTATCAGGCGATCAACGGGACGACGAACTACGCGAGCTGGATCGTGAAGACGAAACTCTGGGACGGCGGGGCGAAGTTCCGCGAGAAGCAGGCGATCAACGTCGCGCTCGCGGGGGTCTTCACCGGGGTCTCTCAGGCTTCCGTGAGCGTGAACATCGATACCGAGCTGAATTCGATCGGGCAGGGGCAGCTCGTGAACACCGCGGCCGGCTACGCGCTCGACGTGGAACTCGTGAACAATGGCGGGTCGCAGTACCTCGGGGTGAGCTTGAGCGGCAACAGCTCCACGAACAACACCGGGATGAGCCGGATCAGCGCGATCGCGCTCCGTGGAAAGACCGAGAGGGATTTCCTGCAATGAACCTCGATCTCGCCTCGATCATTTCGCACGGCGACAAGGCGGCGCTGCAGGACTTCTTCCTCGTCCACCGGTTCGTTCACGACAGCGAGGCCGACGCGATCAGCGCGCAGCTCGGGATCCCCTTCCCGACCTTCGGGGTGGCCGATTCCTCGGCCGAAGAGGCGTGGGTCGAGACGATGCGGGCGGAGAAGGGCCAGCCCCCGCCCCCGGCGCTGTCGAACTGGCTCGCCCTACATGCCCAGATTCATCAAGCGGCGTATGC